TGCAGCCCATGGGTGGTTTGCCCTACATCCATCCCCCCCTAGTTGCTGTACGCCAAGCCACCCATGCCGCTCATGATGCGCAGCACATTGTAGTTGACGGCGTACACGCGCACCTTGCAGGTGCGGGCCTGGGCCGTGGCCTTGTCGGTCAGGGTCAGGTTGAGGGTGGCGTTGTCGATGCGCGACATGTTGCAGGTGCCGCTGGGCTGGTGCTCCTCGGGCTTGAGCGCGAAGGAATACACGTTGATACCCTGCGCCGGTGTGCGAGTGTGGTGCTGGTAGGGCTGCACGCGGGAGAAGTAGCGTCCCTCGCGCTCCGTGAATCGGTCCTGACCGTTGAGCTGGAGCTTGGCAACCTCAACCGGGTTCTTGCCCTCGCACTTGACTCCAGACTGGAGGATGACCTTCGCGAGCAGGTAGTTGGTCGTGTCCTCAAAGACGATCGCCTGGTCGTTACCACCCACCGTGATGTTGGTGTCGAGCCATGACGCACCGTTGAGCGAGGGACCAACTCCGGGGAATCCAATACCCGGGAGGTAAGGACCAGAAGGACCATCGTTGGTGGTTGTGGGAACAGCGCCCGCCGGACCAGCCGAGGCAAGAGAGCCACGGGCGAGGACGTCCATCACGATGCCCTCCGTGCTGAAGTCATCTGTGTAGTTGAACGGCTGGCATCCGTTGACCTCCTGGATGAAGACCTGGTTAGGTGTGCAGTCCACGAACGAGTCGCGCTGAACAACCCACACGAGCTCCTTAACCGGGTGGTTGAAGTTGAGCTGGATCTTGTTGCTCGAGCTTGTGATCGACTCGGCGCCAGTGAACTGGAGCTGCTCAATCAGGTACTCGTGGGTCTGCTGGGCGAATCGGCGACGCTCCTCCGTGTCGAGGTAGATGTAGTCGATGTAGAGCGAGGCAGCCGTGAGGGACTGGATGCTTGTGGGCACCGTTCCGGCCGCGAGGACCAGCTCGTAGTAGGTGCAGTTGATCCACTGCTCGAACTCAACGTTGATGCGCACCTCGTGGTACTGGAGCGCGATGAGGGGGATCGCAAGACCCGGGTTGCGGCAGAACCAGAACTGGAGGGGGATGTAGAGTGTGCGCGCGGGGGTGCCGGCACGGGGGGCGCAGGAGTTAGTGAGCTCAGAGCCCGCGCAAGACGCATCCAGGGCATAGCCCTTGCGGTCCTTCATGAGGACGAGGTCGTGGGTGTTGCCAACCATGTCATTGAGCGCCTCCGTGGTGCCAACGTCCTGGGAGAGCTGGGTCCAGATCTGCATCCAGTCACCATACTGACGGTCAATGCGCTGACCACCGATCTCGAGCTCGACCGTCTTGATGAGACGGTGACCGATGTAGTTGAGCCAGCGGAAGCGGTTGAGCGAGGTAACCGATGTGAAGTCAACCGCCGGGAGAACCACCTGGACATATGTGCGGTACATCAGGTCGGCGTTACGGTTGATCACCGCCGTCACACGCTTGTTGAAGTCGGCCTGTCCGTTGAACGTGACCTCAATGGACTCCATGGCGAAGTTTGTATGACGCTTGTAGAGCACCTTCCAGAACGTGATCTGGGGGTTGCCCGAGATGTAGATATCCTGCGCACCATAGCTAACGAGTTGAAGAAGACCACCACCCATATTGATTGTTTGAATAAGAGCGAGAAAAATTATTTACAGGCTAGGGCGACGCACCAATGTGGGACGTATTGACGTCCCTGGGTTGGGCGGTTGTTTACTTGCGGTGACGACGTGTCTTACGGCGGCGAGCCATGCCATACACCATTGAGCTCTTTGGAGTTGTTGAGAGACTGGACCTCCTAGAGTCTAACTCACTGACTGATTGTTGTTTGGGTTTCAAAATTCGCAAAGATGCAGGTTGAAGGCTCGCCTTTGCGGCGAGAAGCGGACGTACTGCTTCATTTTCATTTGCAGGCATGACCTGCTTTGGAACAACATAGTTCTCATCACCGCCCCTGCGAGATCGCCGAGTCCTGCGAAGTTTACGAGAGTATTTAGGCATTATTTACAGCAGAGATTTAAGCCTTGCTGAGCAGGTGAGCCTTCTTGGCACGGGCACGGAGCGTGGACTTCTTGCCCGACGACTTGAGTCCGTGGGACTTAAGGACGCGCTTGAGGGCCTTGGCGGAGGGACCCTTGCGGGTGCGGCGACGACCGGCAGACATGGCGGGGGTAACAGAGTTTCCAGCGGGTGTAGTTTGCATTTTGTTTAAAGGATGAGACAAACTTTCAGGATGAACGCAAGAAGTAAAAAATGGAGCCCATTGGAATTGCAGCTGTTGTTGGAATCGCAGTGACAGCCGCGTGGTTGATTTATATTTTTAAGCGCCGTTCTACGTTTGCTAAGATGTCTACTCTTACTCCTAGGTTTGTTAAGTCTCCGTCGGGGGAAAGTCTAAACACCATGGTTCATACTGAAGATCCTACTCCAGTAGCATCCTCGGTGTAATATGCATCGCCTCAAGCTCCTGCATCCAGAGCTTCATTGCATAGGGCAATGTCTTCATCACAAAGTCGGTCTTGTTGCCACAGGCACCGCATGAGTAGATTCCCTCCACTGGATTGACCACGGCAAGCGTGCCACAGGTCTTGCAAATACCCGTCTTGAACGGGTCGGAAACATCCATCAGACGCTCCTTGGTAAACACCGAGATGCCGTGTGAAATCATGCAATCACGTTCCATCTCTCCAACACGCAGACCGCCATCACGGGACCTGCCCTCGCACGGCTGACGAGTCAGGGACACAATCGGACCACGAGCGCGGGAATGCTTCTTGTCAATCACCATGTGCTTCAGGCGCTGATAGAAGGTAGGTCCCATGAAGATTTCAGCCTGCATCATCTCACCTGTCTGACCGTTGTACAGGATCTCATTTCCATAGGGGTGCATGCCCATGTCCACCATGTGCTTCTTCAGGTCCTCCACCTTGAGGTGAGAGTACGGTGTTCCATCGCCCAGAGTGCCCTTACGGACACCAATCTTGCCGAAGATGTTCTCCATGAGCTGCGCAATCGTCATACGAGAAGGAACAGCATGAGGATTCATGATGATATCAGGTCGCAAGCCAGCTGCAGTGAAGGGCATGTCCTCCTCTTCCATTAGCATTCCAATGGTTCCCTTCTGACCGTGACGAGAAGAGACCTTGTCACCAATCTGAGGAATACGCTCAGAGACAGTGCGCACCTTGATAAACGGATAACCATCCGAGTTCTTATCCTGCCAGACACCATCAATACGACAAGGCTCTGAGTTCTTGTGGGTTGTAGATGCATCGCGGAATGTATAGCCGGCAGCGTCATTTCGAAGATTCACGACCTTGCCAATGACCACATCATTCTCCTGCAAGACCGAGTTGATGATCGGAAGACCTGCATCTGACACTGCCTCGTAGGAGGTGTTCTTATACTTGCGCGTATTGTGCTTCTGAGGCTTCATGAACTTCTCCTCACGACCCGAGGTCACGTTGCGATGCTCCTCATCCTTATACATGCCGTAATACAGACCGCGGAAGAAGCCACGCTTAACTGCTGACTTGTTCAGGATCACCGAGTCCTCCTGATTGTATCCACCGTAGCACGCAATCGCAACAATTGCATTCATCCCAAACGGCATTTCGTGCATCTTCAGGATATTCATGGCACGTGTCTCCACGATCGGACGGGCAATGGAGCATAGAACATAGGCATTCTTGTCCAGACGCTTTGCAAAGTTGCCAGCATACACGCACATGGCCTGCTTACCCATAGCAGATTGATAGGTATTACGAGGAGACTGATTATGGTCCGACAGCGGAATCGTCGAAGCCATATGTCCCACGATCAGCGAAGGATGGATCTCGTAGTGAGTGTGCGTATCGGTCATCTCATCCTTGCTCATGGCAATCCTGAGCGTCTCCGTCTCAGACGAGTCAATGTAGTCCACGCACGACTTACACCACTCATTCCAGCTAGACCGATCGGCAGGCGGGGGAGCACCCTTGCGGAATACAGGACGCACGCAGCGCCCACCATCTGTCTCAATCGACAGGTTGTTCATCAGGGTATACCACGCAACCGAGATGTGCGGATGGATTCGGCGCACCTGCTTAGCTGCCTTCAGTGCACTCACCAACTCGTGTGGGCTGTTTGTGTAGCCGATGATCACACCATTGACTGTAATCGATGTCCCCGTATACACGCGGGGCGTATCAATCCAGACGATCCGCTTATCATCTTGGAGAAAGTGCAGAATCGTGCTTGATGGAACATGTTGAGAGATTGAGGTCAGTAGGCTCATATTCTTCACGATACCGACCGAATGACCCTCTGGCGTCTCCACAGGACACATGAATCCCCACGAAGTACCGTGGAGCTTACGAGGCGCCAAGAGCTTGCCCGACTTCTCTACCGGTGTCTGGATGCGACGCAAATGGCTCAGCGTCGCTGCATAGGACATACGACCTAGCACCTGCGAAACACCCACCTTCGTAGCATTGGACATGGACGCAACCGAACCGAGACCCTGAACAGTGAAGTTGCCTGTAGCGAGAGCCTGTTTGAGCTTACCCTCAATCGCTGAGAGCTTCAGAATCTTGTAGAGGTTGTTGACATTCAAGATCTCCATCGGTCGGGGTGCCTCGCCACGCTTCCAGGAATCATTGTTCACCTCCTGCACAAACTCATTGCGTGTGTCGTTACAGACCTTCTGGAACAGCTGACGGAAGAGATGAGTCAACAAAGCACCCGTCGTCACCACGCGCTTGTTCGGATACGCATCACGGTCATCCAAGGGAATCTGCTTGCAATAGGTGAGCAAGAGTCGGCGAATCATAGACCCCATCAGCATCGTCTTACGAGCATTGTGAACCGGAGTGGTCGTGAGCTCGCCTGCAAATCGGACGTGGGGCAGGAACTCGGAGTTCAGGAGCTGACGAACATAGGCACACTTGTCCTCCTGGTTGGTGCCATACTGCAGATGGCTTGTCAGGTACTGAATCGCCTCTTGTTGAGTGAAGACTCCAAGCTCGGATGCATCACGGAAGGATGCAGCCAACAACTCGGCGTGGAGATCATCCACGGATCCCCAGATGATCTTAGTGATCTCCTTGTCCGTCAAGACGCCCAGTGCACGGAAGTAGACAACCACCGGAATGTCCTCACGGAATCGGGGAACACACGCAGTTAGCGGGTTGCCGTATCCATTGAACTTAGAGCTCAGACGAATCTCCAGCTTCTTTGGAGGCATTGTGAAGGACTCGTGAAGAGACTTGATCTCTACAGAATAGAGGTGCTTGGATGCCGACTTCTTGTTCTGGAAGATCATGATCCGATTATCAGCCACCTTCTCCTGACAAAGGATAGTGCGTTCAGATCCGTGAATGATGAAATAGCCAAGGGGATCGTGAGCACACTCACCATACTCCTCTAAGCTCATTGGGTAGTCCTTAAGCAGACACAGGCTAGATCCCAGCATAACTGGAAGTTTTCCAAGATTGATGCCCTCAAACACCCGCGACTCCTCGTCAAAGGTGTCCAGGTTTGGACCCTTGTAAGTTCTGGCTACGAAGCGGATGTCCACATACATCTGTGCAGCGTAGGTGAAGTTGCGGATGCGTGCCTCCATAGGGAGCATAGGCTTCACACGACCTGTTGCCTCCTGAATGCGAGGCTTGATATAACTGATATTCTCGAACGATAACTTAAACTCGTACTTATACTTCTTAATGGTCTCATCTTGCTCGTGCCAAACTGTGATCGGAGGTGTCGACTGGATAATCAGGGGAATCTTGTGGCGAATAAAGTCCTCATAGGAATCGACCTGGTGATCCACCATCCGACGCACACCATTAGCAAAATACGAACGAACTGCTTCCCATTCAGATGTCATGGTATTCATATGGGTATCTCTTCGCTGTAAATATATCTATCCGTTTTGAATAAGTGTAATGTCCGGCGTCAAGATCCAGAAAGTAGACCATGTGGATCCAGTGCCAAAGGCTGGTCGCCACAAGTCCATGAAAACCTTCCCGCGCGGGGTGATGAAGGGAACTAGGAAGCGAGGTGGAAATGAGCCAATTGTAGGTGTTAAGGATCCGGCCAAGCCCCCTCCGGTTCGCAAAGGAACTCTTCGAATCCTCACCGACAAAGGTGCAAAGGCGCGGCGCAAGACAATCAAGCAGACGGTGCAGAGTATGAGTGATGCCAAGGTTCGCGAGCACCTCAAGGGCTCTGGAATCGCTGTGAATCCGAAAACACCACCTCAACTTGCAAGGGAGATTCTTGAAGGCGGTATGGAAGCTGGTATGATTGTCGCGAAGTAGAGTAATGACGTCCATCTGGGGACCTTTGGGATGGATGACTCTCCACTCAGTTGCTTCGTGCTATCCAGACTCGCCTACCGGATACGAGATCACCTTGACACAGACGTGGCTCGATATGTTTGCGTCAACTATAACATGTCCTAGCTGTAGGGAGCACTTTGAAACTGCACTCGCAGGGTACCGACGATCATACCCTCAAATGCTTGCATCAAGGAGTGAATTCTTACTGTTCACATTTCGGGTTCACAACTCTGTGAACCGGAGACTGAATAAACCCATTCATCCAACCGTAGCAGCTTGTTTTGAAACCCTACGAAACAACATAAAAACCCGACCGGCTAAGGATTATCGCGCTGCATACCTAAATCATATTCGGCGTTTCTGGCGGACGATGCAGGATGCTTCTGGACTTACGTCACTCAAAAAGATCAATGAAATGTCAAAAATTGAAGTTGAATACACTCGAAAATATGAAAACAACTTTGAAGCTGATATTTCTGAAGATGTAGTTGTATTACCGGGTCAGGCATTCGAGTCCCCGCAGAGTGAAGCACCAACTCCTATACGAATGGATACTCGAGCGGCTCCTCGTATGGGTCTCAGTGGAGGTCGATTTCAGATTCGGAGGTAAGAGACGTGTGTATGCATACTTGATGGATTCCAGGGTAGTGAAATCAACGGATCTGTCTCCCATGTGTATGCCTTCATCCATGCATGACGGGAATCGGGACCCTCATCGTACATCTCATCCTCAAAGACTCCACGACCCGGAAGAATGAAATCCAGTTGCTCTTTAATTCCAAACGGTGGATCTGCATGCTCCCATTCAAAGATATAGGATACATCAAACTCATTTAACGCCTCCATCAGAGGAGCCTCTGCATACGGATAATGCCAGCACCAGTCAAGAACCTCTGAGGTCTTGAAGTAGTGAAGGGTCCATGCATAAGTCTTCCAGAATGCAAAGACCACCTTATTCCAGTCAATCACACCATCCATGAGATGAAGACCCATACGGGCCTCCAACGCATGACCATCGCGAGAAATAATATGTCGATCTGTATCTTTGGCACGTTTCATCAAGACTGCCTTCTCATCCTTTGCGGCTGCCGTAAGATCCTTCTTTTTCATATAGTGCACTGCTCGGTTATATCCGTCCTCACGCAAGGAGAACATTGCAATCGTCGGCATAAAGTCATTACCAAAGCACATCACGCACATTTGGACCCACAAGTCGGGATCCAATGGCAATACACGGCGAAGTGCCGCAACATCAAAGGTCGAATACCCCGAATCCTTATTTTCACGAACCAGCTTGATCGGACCAAGATCCGATTGGGCTACAGAAATCAGTACCAAGTCTGCGTCCATTCCGTAGATCAGGATATTTCGTCGTTCCTCCTCGGGAAGAGTCCTTAACCACGTAAAGATCTTATGCTCTCCTTCACCTCTCTCGTCCGTTCCTGACAGAATGCACTCTGGAAAGCAGAATCGGAGAGTGTCTTCCAGCTCCACCATAAAGGGCGTGCCTGGGGAGATCTGGTTCTTGTCAAACAAGGACGGTTCGGGATGCTTCATGCGACGATACCTCTGCTGGACAATCTTTGCATAAGGGACTAAGCCATCGCACGCAATCAGAATCTTCTTCGCATGAACAACATCCCGTAAGAAGTTCCGCAATGCAATTACGACACTTCCGATGGGGTTCTCAGGTTTCAGATACGTATGGATGAAGGCATTGAAGTCAAGACCCAATACATCACATTCAAGTGCTGTATTCCCGACTTCCTGTTGAATATGTTTGTGAGTTCGCAAAAGCGATGCGACATAGTATGGAATCCCCATGGTGGATATCTATTCACTATATCAAAACTCGTCCGTTTTAAATCTAAAATGGATTTGGTTTGGTTTTAAGAAAGGGAGGTGGATAAAATGTCATGTCCAATTTGCTCAACTCAGATGAAGACTCACGCCCAGTACGGATTCAAGAGGACATTCGGATGCAGACAGTGTAATGAGATCATCTGCCCCGAGTGCTACTTTGGAATGAGATACAGTTGTAAGATCTTTGCGGTCGAAAAGGAAAAGTTTGAATGCACTTTCTGTAAGAGTCTAGACTACAAGTACTTTATGTACAAGACCGTATATGACTCAACTGGAGAATTCATGTGTTCTGAGTGTGCCGAAGCGATTCTGTCAAAGTAAGTAAATGGTGATGCTAGGTATTGTTCTTATCGCGTTAATCGTATTTTTTATGTACATGTGGAAGGTAGAACCGACTCCTAAGCAGGGGTGTTCAACGTGCCCTAATCGGAAAAATAGTGAGAGTTATTAATGCACGAGGACGATATAAAATCAGCCAGTCTTCTTCGAGGGGGGAAGGGTTGCCCGCCTGGTAAGATCCGTCGCGAAGGATACACTGCTACACGTAAGAAGAAGTCATTCATCGGTCGCCTCTTGAAGCGCGGAACAACCTACCGCGTTAAACCAACTTGTGTTAAGGATCGCGGTGCCAAGGGAGTAGGTCCGGCTGTGATCGGTCCCCTCAAGAAGGGCGATCTAACCTCAAAGGGATATGCGGCAACGGATTCTGCAAGTCAGCGTCATGCTGCTCTTGCACAGGCCGTGGGCGCATATGGTCGTCTGTCAACCTTGCGAAAGTTGAATGCAATTGCGGTGCTGAATAAGACCACGTCTCCATCCCGTGCAAAGACATTCAAGACTGACCGCGACTGGGTGAAGAAAACCTACTTCTAAGATAAATGACTCGCGCTTCTAAATGGCTCTTATATTTCCTTGGTGTTGCCCTTGCGTTCTGGGTCCTCCAGCGCGTTATCCCCGAACACTTTACAATGCCTTCTGCAACGCCTAAGGCTACAAAGTGTCCCGATGGAACACGGACAACAACTGGTCAGTGTCTGATGGATTTTTAAAGAATCTATACACAATGAAGAATCTTAGGATAGTCATCGCTATAGGTCTTATTGTCATTATTGTTGGATTTGCCTACAACTATGCCGTCAATTCTCAATATCGTATTTCTTCCCAAGAAGCGAAGCGGCGCATCAAGTCCGGTGAAGTTGATGTAATCTTAGATGTACGTACTGATCTTGAACGAAGTACATTGGGCTTTTACCCAGGGTCTGTTCATATTCAAAGCGCTGATTTGGATAAAGAGATGCCTTCTCGCTATCCAGACAAGGGAATACGCATTATTTCATATTGCAACACCGGTCATAGAGCCCGTATGGCAACAGAGAAGCTTCATGCACTTGGATATAAGAATTCTGTATACATTTCATCCCACTACAACACCCTTCAGTGAGTACTTAGCGCAGCTGCTCAACCGGTGCCTGTCGAAGCAACACCTTAGTCTTGAACTTCTGAGCATCAAAGAACTCATGGACCGCCTCCTGAACAACCTCAGGATCAAAATCCTTGCAGGAGAACACATCCAAATACATGGAGTTGTTCTCTTCCACAAAGTGAGCGGTGATATTGGATGTCTCAATTAACTGAACGAGCGTATACCCCTTCTTGTTGCCGGTCCCAAACATGACAACCTGAGG